GCCGGTCCAAGTCGCTAAGTGCAATCAGACCCCTTTCCACTCAAGCAGAGCGGGTGCGTGATACCCGTCTGGACCTTCTGATTTTCAGTCCAGCTTTGCTCCAAAGGCAACATTTATCGCTTACGCCGACGGCGGTTGTTGCCATTACCATTGCCGTTGCCGTTTCCATTCTTCCCATTACTAGGCCCAACAAACCTAGACTCCCCGTAGACCGGTATTCCATTATATGGATCATCAATCACAACATTCCGAGGAAGTCGTTGCATGATGCCACTTAATGCTCCTCTCATGCCAGCAGCCAAAATAGGCTTGCCTACAGAGGTAACACTACGGATCAACCCAGCGAGAAGCCCCATATCATTATATTTGGCTTCAAAGGAGTGGGGAATACAGGGCCCAATCTGTTTCTCCAATGACAGAGCCCCAGGGTCATGCGGACAAGGCGATTGCTTGTTCGCCGCCCAAGGAGAATTTCCTGGCACATTCACTTCCCAATAGGACCTATGCTTCATATGCACAGTCGCTTGCGAACTCATCCCATCAATATGGGTTACAGTCCACCCCAGACTGACATCAAACCCATCATACTTGAGCAATTCTGTCGTGTCTATAGCTGGTCCAAGTGGGGGAGTGAAAATTTGTTGGATACTATAGAGTGCTGTCAAGTTTGTACTATCAGCCCTCCATATTGGTCGAACATCTTCGATCTCGTTCCACAAATGTGATCCATTCCAATGTCGCTGCATATCATAAGAACCAGTCTTAATGATGTCTTGTCTAGCGTTCAAATCCTGTTGAGGCAGGGTATTGAAATCAAATGGTGGAGTCACTGTAAACCTGCATGGAAACGGTTGCACAAGGACGACAACGTCGTTTACTTGTGAAATCGTCTTCACGCTAGATTCTGTGCCAAGTTGACCTGACACCACACGCCCTTGAGTAGCTGTGGCCGGGGCATTCAGATGCAAAGTTCTGCCTTTAGAGACAAATCTAAATTTCCGAATATACGCCCACCCAGCTGAATCAGGGTTGGTGTCAAAAGCGCCCAGGACGGCAGGCTTGAGGAATGTTACCTCCCAAGGAGCCGTAGCTGGAAGGACTACAATTGCCGGCGCCGTTGGCGTCGTGTAGTCCTCATTTGCGCGTCGAATTGGACGATACCAATTCGGGAACGTTGCATTAAGGGTGATTTCACTTCGTGTCAACCCATTAATGAAATTGCGGACATCATTCTGGCCTGGTGGTCCCAAATCCAATCTATACCTAATCATTATCTGTTGATAAATGAAATAAGGTGTATCAAAGATGATGAGGGCCCACAAGCCATCAGGGATCAAATCCGAAGGAGGAGCCAAAACTAGATCATCGCGCATTCGCAAATTCACTATATCAGTCTCACTTCCATCAGGTATTCCCTTAAAATCCGGTGGCAAATTCTCACCACAGGGGTCCGCTGCAACTCGCAAGTATGCAGCTCCCGCAGCAGTCTGCGGTCTGCTAGAACAACTGGACAAATCCAAATTCATTCTAGGCGTTTAATAACACCATACTAGCGAGACGTTCCTCAATCACACATTGCTCAGCAGGACATAAACCCCAAGCAATAGCAAAAGAAGCACGGGTTTGGTTATCAGGATAACAGAATTTATTTGTAAACCTGTCAACTTTAATCCTATAATCCAACTCCCACGGTCGAAACCTGCCTCCTTTGCCGGCCTCTCGAAACCGGCGCGCCATGCTGGTTATTATGGGCATGTAAGATGAGCACAAACCTTCACCAATGCCTACAGTCCAGAAATAATCTTTCATGTTTGGCCCTGGCCCCAGTCTAACGTTCATCCTACTTATCGCGCGAATAGGATTTCTACACATAACCCATCCTATTGGAGTCTGAACCGGACGACTTTGACAAAATTCCACATGCTCAAACACTACAGCACTTTCGTGCTTCGTGTTCATGCCGAAATCTGAAAAGTCAAATAACGATTCATCGCCATCCTCAGTTATCACCACTGAGTCATCACCGTCAACCACTATCACGCCATTTGGATAGCACGATTTGAGTATACAGTAATTAATTAAACTATTACCGAGAGAGGTATTAGCATCTCCCGAACACCTTCGAAAAGGGAAGTTATAGCGAACTCCATTCTGGGTTATGAACCTATTATCAACCTGTTGACTATAAAGCCAATCCAAGGTTTTACAACCTTTAAAACTCTCAACCATGATGTATCTTTCGATCATCTGGTGAAATTGGTTTACCATTGAATCAAACTTTGAATGGTCAATCAAGTGAGCGCGAGGTCTCTTGTAGCAGTTCCACATTTTGTATAACATTTCAGCTCTGGCATGAGCATCAAGTCCTTTGGAGACAAATGGGAATCCTCTATTGTGGTCAAAACAATAAAGATGGCGAGTCTTGATGAAATTTTCCATTACTATAGTATACCGAGCTAAGCTCAAGGTGTACTCGCTTGAACGATATTGTATCAAGCGGGGTACAGTGTCTTTATCCAGTGCCTGCTTTTCAAACTTGATAAAAGCTTTCCCTAGCATTTTACCAATGACATTGGACATGACATTGTTGTATCGTTTCTTCATGCGACCAGGTCGTGTTGCCACTACCATACTACGCGAGAAGCGAGACAAATCCTCTTTCTTGAAAAATTCCACCATCGTCATTGCTACATTTGACATAGCCACAAAAGCCTTGTCAGTACAAGGTTTTTGCTCCACAATGTGACGATTCATTATTGAATCGATTTCATTTAGGATACATCGGTGGTAGGACGTTTGCTTGTCTAAACCAATTGAAAATAGTTCAGCCATGCGTCGGCTATGAATGCATTCTCCATTCTTAACCTTCATTTCCAAATCAAACTTGGGTACCGTCAATCTCTTGAGTATCCAGGTTTTCATTGGTCCTACCGGTAAACGAATTACCCCACTACAGAGCGATCGAATCGTTCCCCGTAAATCCACTTCCTTACAAATCGGTTCGTTCCAACTTCCTGAAACAATCCTCTTCGTTCCGCGGGCATAACGGGTCGCAACGGCTCTTTCGTGGACCGAATAATCCAGTTTTTTCGTCCCGACGAGACCATGGGTTTAGTCAACCCAGTTGCTGCCTTCTCTCTAGGACCAACCTTCATCGCCATTGCCACCGAACCTATCAAAACATCAACCACCCAAGTGGGATGAATGTTCAGTTCATTAAGCATTTTGACTTTAGCCGATCTCAAAAGAGTTAGCTCAATGGCCGCATCTCGAACTTTGCCCATTGACAAAGTCTGTAGATAAGCCGTTAATGAGACATTATGGCAAAAGGTAGACTTCTTGGCCCACATTAGGAACCAAGACTTGTCATACCTAACAACTGTGGGTCGAACCCATGACCCCAATTCACAACAAGCAAAGTTGTAATTAAACATACTACTGCGTTCTTGCTTAAAGGGACAATCATGTTTAACAACCTCTAGCGGTGTAAGAGCATCAGGTAATTTCTCAAAGATCATTATCTCAGAAATTCCTTCATCTTCTGCTGAATCAATTTCAGCATACTCGTGCTCACTTACACTTCTTCTGCTACTGGATCCGCTGGATGGTCCAGTGCAGCTAGCTCCTTCGGGTTCGGCCAATGGCGCTGTGGTCGCTGGGGCAATGCCTCCCACGCAAACTCCGTGTTGTCGGAGAACCCATTCTGAGCAACGTTTTGTTCTGTCTGAATGGTCGCAGACTTCACTGTCTTCGAGCGATTCATCAAGAAATTTTCCAACATTGCTGTACAATAGGCCACATCCGTCACTTGTTCCTGGTTTTCCAGGATCAACTGTGTCCGGCTTTTCAGTGACATATCGTCGCCTTTCGCTACCAATCCAAGGACTAAACTCCATAAGGGATTGTGAATCTTCAACCGGCTCACTTTCCACCTCATGGGGCATGTTCTCACTTGGGTTTTCCAACGGATATTTAATCCCTTTGGAAACGTCCCCGAAGTTTGCTTGATCAAGTCGCGAGCAACTTGTCCTTGCTTGCTCCGGAGGGCAGGTAAGGCCTCCCGAAAATCCTTATTAGCCAGCGCAAACGCTGACTTAATAAGGGGTTGAATTTTGACGCCTGCAATTACGGTTTGATAGACCAGCTGAGTTTGGTCCTCCGAAATCGGTCTTGGGCGTGATGTTGAAGCTTTGCCAACTTTTGACTTGTCCATCATGGGATCCTGTTCAGTTACCACCGGCATACCTTTCGGAATTTCAGTGGTTGATGGACCCTGCGGTTTCTGGATAGTTTTGGTAGTTGCAACAACAATTGGCCATTCTTTCAGGCAATTGTTCTTGTAGCATGCACAAACAGTTCGCGCCGCTTTCAACATTTGGGCTCTAAAGTCTACTAAAGACTTGGTAGAACGCATGTCGCCAACATATGGCACCCAACCTGCGCAAGAGAATTGCTTGCCATCGCACCCAATGCATTTCATGCTGAGTGCTGCAGCTTGCGCTCTTGCCATGGTTGTGCCGGGGCTAGCGTACAAATAGCGTCCAATCCCATCATTATAGGACTCAAGCCACTTAACCCTCTTCTTAGGCAATTCAGCCTTTGAGGAGTCCTCAGTTTGAGTACCAATTGTTCTGGTCCTCTTATTCACCTTAACCTTTGGCTTCTTTTCAGGAGCCGCTGGTTTCTTGGGAACCACTATTGGTCTTTTGGGAACCATTGGTGGTGGAGGAAATGATGTGATAAAATCATATCCTGCACTTCCCGATTTCTTCGAACCGGACTTATTCCTCTTGGTGACTGGAGTCTCAACTCTCGTTGGTTTAGGAGGGTTGCGCCTGTCCTTAATGTGCGATGCTTGGCAGTTAGTACACCACCAAAGGGTCGGATATTCAACCATCACGGTTTTAACCTTGCACCACTCACACTTAGGGATAGACGTCTTTAAGAATGGGGCACTTTTATTATGCCCAGGATCTGCACTGCAGATCTTAATTCTCTTGTCGTCTCGTCCGACAAACCTTGCAGGGGCTTGACAGACAAAGCATTTCAGATCACGCAACTTGCCATTGTTGCCAGTTGTTTTGGGGCCCTCAGGCCTCACCCCACTTCTGGGTTTTGTAGTGGCTGGCCTCGGCCGCCCGCTACTCTTCCGCACATTAACGGAAGTAACTGAATTATTAGGTTTTGAAGCCATAACAAACCAG